GTTGCAGCAGATAGACCAATTGTGTTAATACCAGTATTTGCAGCAGTGCCTGATGCAGTATCAGTAAATGCATCAGAATCATTTTTAAATAATCTAACAGTTGATGGGTTTATACGTCTGACTACATATTCGTCACCACTACTTAAACCACCTGTTGCAATATTATTTGGATCATATGCATCTCCAATTTGAATGGGATCATTACCATTTTGATTGTAGATAATATGCTCACCATCCGCAAGATTGTGATTATCTCTAAATGTAATCGTTTCATTGTCAGGATCGATTCCACCACCAATATCTAATCTACGACTATCAAATGAGATCTCTCTGAATCTTGCTCCAATAACTGGTTCTAAAGCACAACCAGATCCATTTCCACCTACCAAATCTAGGGATAAGAATTCATCAAATCCAAAGTCTTGAGGATCAACAATAACTTCTTTAACACTGCCAACAATAACTGGTTCAACCTTTGCACCAGTTCCGTCTGGAAGACCAGTTGTTGATGCAATATCCTCAATAGTCAATTCTGGTGGGTTTATAACATCATATCCTTTACCACCATTAAGAACTTCAAATTCTTCTAATGGTCCATAATATATTTTATCTCTAGAATCAGGACTTACAATCTCTACACCATCAACTAATACGCCAACATTATCTACAGTCCTATCAACACTACTAGTATTCTCTAACTGCTGTGTTAGTGGAAACTTTCTAACAATTTGCTTACTTGAAAGAGTTCTATTTTCATGTCTCTTCAGAGTGAAGTTATGTTCTCCTGCACCAAAGTTTGGATTGAACCTAGAAATATCATCAAAGTTTGCTATTGTCTTAGCATTATTGGCAAGTTGAGACTTTGAAGCATATAATTTTATTTCATTTGCAGCAACAAGTTTTACAAAATAACTTTCTCCAGACGAAAGTCCAATCAAAGGACTTTGTGCAGTGTAAACTACTTCATCACCATCTCTAAAATCTACTGGTGTAGAAAATACAATAGTTTCATAAGTTTTATAGTAAGGACTGTAACCACCCAATCCTTGAGTATTGTTTGTACCTAAAGATTTGACATACCCATCAGGAAGTGTAGATTCAACAATATCATCTACAATGTTATATCCAGGAAGAGAATTGGATGCCAAATATCCAAAGACTGTTGAATCGTCTACGTAAATATTAGATGCGTTTGCAATGTATACTTCATTACCTACAGTAAGAACTACTCCAGAACTTTTTGCTTTTACAACCTTACGTCTAATACTATAATCTTTAGTTGGATCTGGTGTAAAAGTACCAATGTTGGATAGAGTAACTTCCTTGTTTAATTTGTTTATTGAGCTTACAGTTGCAAAAGATGCATTTACAACATTTGGATCGGGTACAACTACTTGCTGACTATCACCAATTAAAACCTCAACTGAATCTCCTAATTTTAGATATGCCTTATCAATATCGGAGAATAATGTAAATACTGAAGAGTTTATCTCTTCTACCTTAAATCTTGGGCTAGTATTGTATACCCAAGAATTGGCAAACATTTCCTTATAAGTTCTATCAACGATGGGGTTCTCAATAACCTCACCAATGTTTCTTGTGGTTATTACCTCATCCTCTTCCATCAAGGGAATGTCTACCAGAGTTTCAAATTCTGATAAAACTCCAGTGATTCTCATATCACATCTATTTTCAATATCACCATTTTCATAACCAAAAATGGTTTCATCTGCTCTTAGAAGATCAGCAAGATTGATTTTTGATGTGATACCAGTACAACCGTAGAACTGATTAATACTCTTTGAGGTATAATCGATTCTATTATTTCCAGATATAATAGTTCCTGTTTGACCAAATCCTATTGTAGAGTCAACACTAATTACTGTCGCATTTACTTCAACTGGTTCTAATGCCCTAGATGCTCCAGGAATAGTAAAGATACCTTCTACAAGATCTCTATCATTATATCCAACAAAGATACCAAGTTTATAGAATGTTTTTGTATCTCTTGTAAAAATTTCAACGTCCGAAACTGACGCATTAGTATTAATATCATCCGACTTAAATATTGTCTGTCCTTCCAATCCAAAAGGATTTCCAGAAATATTTTCTGCTACAACAACTTCTCTTCTAATATATTCAGCAGAAGATGGTTTGATAAGTCTACTTTCAAGATCTAATACTTCTGCATTAACTCCATAGAGAACTTTGAATAAAATTCTGATGGATTCTGCAATACCTTTCGACTGATAGAAGTTTCTTGCATGCTTGATGAAGTTTCCAACATCCAAATCAGAAACAAAATCATACTCCTCTAATCCTGGAGTGAAGGTTCTTTTTAATTTTTTATAGAACTCTTGTAAGAAGATAACACTTAAGTTCTTTACTAGTGCCCCATTGGCCGCGGCGGATGCAGAGGACTCACTGAAAAGAATATTTTGGCGGTTTACATTACTGAAAACACTAGAAATACCTTCATCATACCCAGTGATTCCACTAAATCCACGAACACAATTAAGGAAAGAGGTATCAGTCTTTGATTTATAGGTGATAATTTCATCACCAATTTGCAAAAGACCGTATTCATCAGGAAATCCCTTTGTGGAGGTTACCTGAATAGTATCTTGAGAAGATGTAATGTCTGCAGTAAGTGATGTCTCACCTACAATAACCTCTGGTACTAGATTATCTACCCTAATATAGCGATCAAGATTGTCAACAAGATCTACGCTACCACCCTGATGTTCTAAAGACAAATAATATTGTCTAAAAAATTCTACAGCGTTTGGGAAATCAGCAACTAAAAACTCTGGAAGTTGGCTCTCAATAATCTTATTGAGTTGCACTCTCTTCTCAAATTGCGACATATTTTATTTCCTCTCTAAATCTCCGTTGGAATAACTTGAAGTATAATAGTCTCGTGTGAAAGACACGCCAGAAATATCTTCACCAGATGCAATAACATCTTTAACCATATTTATTGTACTACTTGGAACGTTAAAACTGAGATAAAGATCCTTGAGACCAACTACGTCATTAGATTCTGGGAATGCCTGAATCTCAACAATATTATTTGGTCTATCAGTCTCAACGATATTGATAGTATTAAGAATAATCTCACCCTTCATATAATCAACCACACCTGCTTCTTTAGCAACAACAGTTTTTACACCGTTAGCACCAACTTTAACTATAGAAATAACTCCCTTCTTAAGATCCGCGTTTGGTAGATCTGTAATAAAACAAGTTGCGTTATCACCAACAATCTTAAATCCTGTAGACTTAATATTCAATCCATTTGGTTTTACATTAAATCTATTACCAAAGCAAAGTTCATACTGAGCAAACTGATTAATCAGTGCCTTCATATCTCTTCTAATTTTAATCTTAGTAATGTTAGAAGTAATCGCACTGTCAACACGATCAATCAGTTGAAGGACCTTACTATACTTAAATCTTCCACCAAAACGATTCATATCAACATCTTTGGAGTATGTTCCAAGAGTATCGATAATATTTGTCCTTAAACCATCAACAGTGGCAACCTGTGATGAGTTATAGTAAATATCTGATTCAATTTCGACATAAAGAACCTTAAGATCAATAATTTTTTGATTGATACCTGCAATTGAGTACTGTTTGATCTTATTCAGAATGTTTCTTTTATCAAAATCAGAGACATATGTACCATTTTTAGGTTTAATGCTGATTTGAACGGTACCGAACTGTGGGGGTACTAATTCTTCACCACCAACGACTGCAACAGATTCGGTATTTGGGTAAACTGAAGCAATAATAGCTTCATAATCTCTTGATGTAACCGCTCTGTATTGCGCTGAGTAAAGTCTTGGGGCAAAATACTTAATAGAGGACACATCTTCAATTGCGCCGCCGTTAATCGCCTTCTGAACGGTTGTGACAGGCACTGATCCACTAGGAATTACCCTGACTCCTATCTGATCCGTAAGATTTGCTTGGAATTCAAAGACAGAGGGTCCATTTCCTGCTTCACCATCAGTAACAATGTAACTTACAGTGATAAGTTTGCCATTTTCTAACTTTTTACCAAAATATCCATCACCAAATAGCAATTCATACCTTTCATCTTGAACTTCTTGAAGTAAATAGATCTCAGAGTTCTTATCAATGTTTAAAATGTTGTCAACTCTACTAAAATCTCTACCAGTTCCTGCTTGACCAACGGTAGATACGTTTACTCTGATAGTTGAGGTGTCAATATTTGGATTATCAAGGATAAAACGCTGATCTACCGACGTATCAGTAACAAATTGACGTGTAAGAAGCGTTCCTTGGAAAAGTTGTATGGGTTTTGCTTCAGTTCCGAACTGTGCTACACCATTAATTACCGCAGCAGTAACGTTTTCTGGTATTGAGAAACGATATGAACTGTTATCTTGCCCTCCAATGCACACCAGACCTGCTTCAACGGTGATAAAACCGCTACTGGTAGTGGTAGGGACAGAAAAAGTTACGTTTGCCTTAGCGGCGCTTGTAGAGCGAGGTACATAACCAATATTTCGTGCCAATGATACGACATTTTCACGTACTGTCGCACCATCTAGGAAGGATTCATTGACTACAAGGTTAGCATTAAACGCATTAATGTACGTATTGTATGCTAAAGTGTCAATTAATATCGAAAAATTAGATCCTTCAAAGTCAAAATCCGTAAAATTAGAGTTGGAACGGAGATATGCTTTGATTTCTGCCCTAATTTGGTCGAAATCTAGGTTAGTAAACTGTGTAAAAGGCATTGTTTATCGTGTTGCCTCTAGTATGAATGAAAAATTAGTGGTCGGAATATCTAAACCTACGACATCAAAGAAAACATTTACATCAAAACTGTTATTATCGGGTTGTGGATTGACTTGAACTTTTAAATTTTCAACTCTATCCTCATAAAAAAGGATTGTTTCGCGAATTTGGTCCTGAATAACACGACTTGAGGCGATATCGACGAACTCAAAAAGACTTCTGCGAATATCAGACCCCAAGTCAGAGTTAAAAAAACGTTCTGTAGGTATCGTTTCGACTAAATTACGCACAGATCTGATAATTGCACGTTCATTAATAAGTACAGGAAGGTCCTTCGTCACAGGATGTGGGTCAAATGAGAAACTAATATCCTTAAATGCTCTTGAAACCCTCGTACTAGGCATTGAAACGGTAGATTTTTCTGAATTTATTTATATCCCCTATTCAGAAATCTGACCATAAGTCGGTTCTGTTCCATCATTATCAGTTTTTTCGTAAAGATCACTTTGTTTCTTAGAGTCGCTCTTTTTAGGAGTCAAATCATCATTAGCAATTTCACGAAGCATCTTTTGATGCTGATCATTAGCTAGATTGTCAAGAAAATCGTTCATTGTTTCACTTTCATAGTAGTCAGTTACGAGTCTTGTGGTGCCCCACATTTCTCTCATATATGTAGTGTCTCTATCTACAGGTGAATTACCCATACTAATCATCCCTTTTTACCTATTTACCTGTAGCTTTCAATTTGTTTGCTGCAGCAACTCTCTTATAGCGATCACTTTCAGCAGAACTCCACTTCCTTGCAACAAAATCCTTACCAACACCAGTTCCTTCAACACCCTTTA